AAGAGCGCTAAGGAGAAGGCGAGGCGTAAGTCCTTTAAGGCTCGTCACGCTAAAAACATAGCCAAGGGCAAATGCTCTGCGGCTTATTGGGCAAACAAAGTAAAATGGTAAGGAGATAGCTATGCCAAAAGGACCGGGAACATACGGAAGTACAGTAGGAAGACCTCCCAAGAAGAAAAAGAAGAAGGTTAAAAAGTAGCCATGCCTAGGGGACTATACAGTAACATCAACGCTAAACGCAAGCGTATTGCCGCAGGATCTGGCGAAAAGATGCGTAAACCCGGAGCTAAAGGTGCTCCTAAAGCCTCAGCGTTCAAAAAGGCAGCGAGGACTGCTAAAAAGAAGCGGTAATAATACCAATAAAAACACTTGACTTTTAGTCAAAAATATGTTATAATAAGGATATAGAGACAACCACATGGCCTCATTAGATCAAGAGACAGAACAGTATTACAACAAGTACTTTGACCTGTTTAACAACGATGGTTGGAAACAGCTAATTGAAGAACTACAACAAAATGCTCTCGTAATAAACAGCGTAGAAGCAACCAAAGATAAGAACGATTTGTACGTACGTAAGGGGCAACTCAACGTACTTGCTTATATGATTAACTTTGAATCTACTATTAATAATAACTACGAAGAGCTAGTTAGCGATGATTAAAGTATTTGATTTTCGCTGTACCAACGGACATATCTTTGAAGAATTTGTAGAGGGCCATACTACATCCAGTAGGTGCGGATGTGGAGCCAACGCTACAAAAATCGTCTCAGCTACTAAACACGTACTTGACGGTGCTTCTGGGGACTTTCCCGGTAGACACATGAAGTGGGTACGTGAACACGAGAACGCTGGGCGATCTAGTCGGGAACCCTAGTCCTAGGTCATTTCCCATTTTAATCCTCCATAACCTTAATAACAGGCGGGGTAAGTTTACATTATGTCACGAGCACAATTACTTGAAGAGCGTCCTGAAGAGGAAGCAACGGAAACAGCCAAAGAACTAACCACAGACACTGTAGAGACTCCTGAAGAGGAACAACCTCAAGAACCAGATGTCCCCGAAAAGTACCAAGGTAAGTCTGTAGAAGACCTTGTACAGATGCACCAAGAGCTTGAGAAGTTTTCAGGCAAACAGAGTACGGAAGTAGGTGAGTTACGGAAAGTCGTTGATAACTACATTCAGACACAACTCTCAGACCAACAAGCACCTCAACAACAGCAACAAGAAGACGATGACGTAGATTTCTTTGTAGATCCACAGAACGCTGTTAACAGAGCTATAGACAATCACCCTAAGATCAAAGAGGCACAAGCCTACACACAACAAGCAAAACAACAAGCTACTCTTTCACAGTTAAAATCCAAGCATCCTGATATGGAGAGTATACTGCAAGACGCTAAGTTTGCTGAGTGGATCAAGGGGTCCAAAGTCCGAACACAGTTGTTTGTTCAGGCAGACCAAAGTTACGATTACGATGCTGCACACGAGTTGTTTTCTCTCTGGAAAGAAAGAAGCCAAGTAGTACAGCAGACCGCCAACGTTGAAAAACAGGCACGTAAGAACACTCTGAAGTCAGCCAGTACAGGCAACGCTCGTGGAACAGCAGAGGGATCACGCAAGAAAGTTTATCGTCGTGCTGACATTATTAAACTTATGCGAACAGACCCAGAGCGTTACCAAAGCCTATCAGATGAATTACTGAAGGCATACGCAGAGGGTCGTGTACGATAGCCTAATCTTTAAGGAGAATTAAAATGGCTAATGAAACCTCTGGTGCCTACTTTACAGCTAATGCTGTAGTAGACAAAACTGCTGCGGGTACTTTTATCCCCGAAATTTGGTCGGATGAAATTATCGCAGCATATCAAAAGAACCTGAAGATGGCTCCCCTTGTCAAGCGTCTGTCTATGACCGGCAAGAAGGGTGACGTTATTCACATTCCTAAGCCTACTCGTGGCTCTGCGTCTGCTAAGACAGAAGCTGTTGCAGTCACTATTCAGGCTAACCTTGAGTCAGAGTTGACTGTCACTGTTGACCGTCACTTTGAGTACTCACGTCTGATTGAGGACATCGTAGAAGTACAGGCTCTGTCTTCTCTGCGACAGTTCTACACTGAAGACGCTGGCTACCAACTGGCTATCCAAGTTGACACTGACTTGATTAACGCTGCTACTGGCTTTGGTGACGGTACTCGTACTGCTTCTCCTGCCAACACTGGTGCTAACTGGGTTAACAGCAACAGCTACTACTTCAATGCCGCTGCTGGCCTTGCTACGTACGCTGCTGACACTGTTACTAGTGGTGACAACTTTACCGATCTGGGCTTCCGTGAGGCTATCAAGCTGATGGATGACGCTGATGTACCTATGGACGGACGATGCCTTGTTGTTCCTCCTGCTGTACGTAAGTCGTTGATGGGCATTGATCGTTACGTGTCTTCTGACTTTGTTGGAGGCCGTGGCGTTGAGTCTGGCTTGATCGGTAACTTGTACGGTGTAGATATCTACGTTTCTAGCAACGCTCCTGTAGTTGAGAACGCTGCTTCAAACTCTGCGTCTACCGCTGATACTCGTGGTTGCTTGTTCTTCCACAAGGACGCCTTGGTAATGGCAGAGCAACTGGCTGTACGTTCTCAGACTCAGTACAAGCAGGAATACCTGTCTACGCTGTTTACGTCTGACACTCTGTACGGTGTTGAAACTTACCGTCCTGAAGCAGGATTCATCCTCGCTGTCTGCGACGAGTAAACTCTACTGGGGTCAGCAATGGCCCCTTTTATTTAAACGTCTTGACTACAGGGCATTTAACTAAAAGATAACGGATAGGGAAGCCTTATGTCCAATTACACAAAGTCAACAAACTTTACTGCCAAGGACTCTTTGCCTACAGGCGATACTAATAAGGTTGTCCGTGGTTCAGAGTTTGATACAGAGTTTAATGCTCTTTCAACAGCGATAGCCACTAAAGCAGACCTTGCTGGGCCTACGTTTACTGGTACTGCTACGTTTGCAGATATTACGGCTACAGGAACAATAGATTTAACTAGCGGGTCTGTTACTACTAACATTGATGGAGGCACTGTTGACGGTGTAACCATTGGTGGTTCTACTCCGGGTGCTGGTACGTTTAGTGCACTTACTGCTACTACAGCAGACATTAACGCAGGAACTGTAGACAACACTGTAATTGGTGGAGCTACTCCTGCGGCTGGTACGTTTACTGCTGTAGCTGGTACAACAGGTACGTTTTCTGGGGCTGTCTCAGGAACTACAGGCACATTTTCTGGTGCTGTTACAGGATCAAACTTAAACGTATCTAATTGGGATACAGCGTTTGGCTGGGGCAATCACGCCTCTGCTGGCTACTTAACTAGCGTTTCATTTTCTGATATTGACGCTGGTGCTGTAACGCTATCGTCTGAAACCTTTTCTGATGTAGACACTCAAGTTCCTACTAACGCCGCTGTTATTGATTACGTTGCGGCTACTATTCCTCTGATTACAGAAGTAAACGATCTGTCTGTTAGTGTTACGTGGGCTAACGTACCTGACGCAAACATTACGCAGTCGTCTGTTACGCAACACCAAGCGGCCCTGTCTATTAGCACAAGTCAGTTGGCTGGTGGTCTGTCGTTGTCTGACATCACAGACGTTACCGCTACGGCTACTGAAGTCAACTACACAGACGGTGTTACGTCAGCGATCCAGACACAGTTGGATTCTAAGGTAGGAGCTAACTATACAGGCGACGTAAACATCACAGGCGAACTGCTGGTTGATAGTTACAACGAGACTTTTAAAAAGGTTTCTAGTGTTTCAGCTTCTACAGGTCATTATACTATTAATAATGCCGCCTATGAAAGCAAGTCTTTTAGTTTTGCTTCTCAAAGAACTTCCACTACTGGAGTTGCGTTTAATTCTAATGGCACAAAAATGTACATGGTTAACTATTCTGATGATTTGATTTACCAATACAGTTTAAGTACTGCTTATGACGTTTCAACAGCTTCTTATGATTCTGTTTCTTTTAACGTAACCAGCCAAGAAGCGGCAGTAAGAGGAATTACATTTAAACCTGATGGAACCAAGATGTATATTATTGGTGACACCGGTGACGAAATAAATCAGTACAGTTTAAGCACAGCTTTTGATTTAAGCACAGCTAGTTTTGATTCCGTAACTTTTAGTGTTTCTAGCCAAGAAGTAAACCCTAATGAGTTTGTATTTAATAACGATGGAACAAAATTTTATGTTGTGGGTGTTACGGGGGATGATGTAAACCAATATAGTTGTAGTACGGCCTATGACATGAGTACTGCTAGTTTTGATTCTGTGACTTTTAGTGTAAGTAGCGAAGATACTGGGCCAAGAGGATTGGCGTTTAATGCTACGGGTACTAAAATGTTTATATCAGGTGCTACTAATAATACGATTTATCAATACAGTTTAAGCACAGCTTTTGATTTAAGCACAGCTTCTTATGATTCTGTTTCTTTTGACGTAACATCGCAAGACAGCGAACCGCAAGCAGTTTTCTTTAATAACGACGGCTCAAAAATATATGTGGCAGGTAGTAATACCTCATCTGTATATCAGTATTCTTTGCTTACAACAACTTACAGCACAACCTTTGACTGCGAAAACGCTAACGTCTTTGAAACCGAACTATACGGAAACACCACTGTAGTCTTTAGCAACCCGCCAGCTAGTGGGACGCCTGTTTTGGGCAGTTTTACTTTAAGCACAGCGTCTTATGATTCCGTTAGTTTTAGTGTGGCTAGTCAAGAAGATTCTCCTAATGGAGTAACCTTTAATTCTGATGGCACAAAAATGTATATGGTGGGAACAGCAAGCGACACTGTTTATCAATACAGCCTTAGCACTGCGTATAATGTATCTACGGCGAGTTATGATTCAGTAAGTTTAAGTGTTACTAGTCAAGACACGGCTCCAAATGATTTAGTTTTTAGTAGTGACGGTACAAAGTTATATATATCAGGGGGTAGTAACAAGGCTATTTTTCAGTATACGTTAACTACAGCGTTTGATCTTAGTACCGCCAGTTATGCCTCAAAAAGTTTAAGTATTAGTAGTCAAGACACTGGTGTAAGAGGAGCCGCTTTTAAAACTGACGGCACAAAACTATATGTGCTTGGTGATACAAATAACAGCGTTTTTCAGTATAGTCTTAGCACTGCGTGGGATGTAAGCACAGGAAGTTATGATTCCGTTAGCTTTAGTATATCTTCTCAAGACACTAACCCCCAATCTATTGTTTTTAATAGTGATGGCACTAAAATGCTTATTGCAGGGAATGCTAATGACAAAATCTTTCAATATAGTCTTAGCACAGCATTTGATTTAAGCACCGCTAGTTATGATTCTGTTAGCCTAACAATCTCTCAAGAAGCAACTCCTGCTGGATTAACGATAAATAACAATGATACTAAAATTTATGTTGTTGGTTATGGAAATGACACCGTTTATCAATATACGACAAGAGTTTCAATCCTCAACGACAGCACAGCCTACGCAATGTCACTCAAAGTTGTCCAAGACGCTAGTGCCTCTGGATACACTGTAACGTGGCCTACGTCTGTTGATTGGCCTGCGGCTACAGCGCCTACCCTGACAGCTACAGCAAATGCCGTGGATCAATTTGTGTTCTACACATACGACGGCGGAACTAACTGGTACGGCTTTACTGCCGGGCAGGCACTAGGATGAGCGTAGGCAGATTTTTACAACAGGCGGCGGCTGGTGCTGGAGGTGGCGATCCCGTTTACGTTGACGATGTGTTTTCAACGTATCTGTATACAGGCAACGGATCTACCCAAACTATAACCAACGGCATTGACCTTGACGGCGAAGGTGGAATGGTCTGGATTAAACAGCGCACAGGATCAGAAAGTCATAACCTGTTTGACACTGATAGAACTGGAAACTTCTACCTTTTATCAGACGCCACAAACGGAAATACAAACGCCGCAACAGCGAATCGTGCAATTAGTTTTAATTCAGAAGGGTTTTCTCTTTTAGGCTCAGACACAATGAACAACGGAAGTGGACAAGACTACACCTCTTGGGCATTCCGCAAGCAACCGGGATTTTTTGATGTTGTAACGTGGACAGGAGACGGGGTATCAGGAAGAGCTATTAGCCACAGCCTTGGTTCTGCTCCCGGCATGATTATTATTAAAAGAACAAGCGGTTCAGATAATTGGAACGTTTGGCACAGAAGTTTATCTAACCCGCAAACTAAAAGATTATATTTAAACGCCTCTTATGCCGAACAAAACCAAAGTACCCCTGTTGGACAATTTGGTGGTCAGGCTCCTACATCTACAGAGTTTTATGTAGGGTCACAGACAGAAGTTAATTATAATGGTCAAACCTACGTAGCCTACCTATTCGCCCACGATGACCAGCGATTTGGCACAGACTCTGACGAGTCAATTATTAAATGTGGAACCTATACAGGAAACCCCGTCACTGTAGACTTGGGGTGGGAACCTCAGTGGATTTTGTTAAAGAAAACGACAGGAGGCAATAACTGGTTTTTGTATGACACTATGAGAGGGTGGCAAACAAGTGGGACGGGATCTTACTTACAGGCCGACGCCACTGCCGCAGAAGTATTTACCTCACTTGAAATTACTAAAATAAACTCTACTGGAGTTGAGTTTCATTCTTATGGGGGCACTTGGGTATATGTAGCTATCCGCAGACCCCACAAGCCAGCATCAGAGTTTGCGGCTACTAATTTGTTTGCAATAGATACTTCAGGCGGTACGTCTCCAACGCCCCCAGCTTACGTGTCGGGTTTTCCTGTTGATATGGAGCTACACAAAAATGTAACTGGTAATGGCGATTGGAGAAACGGCGCAAGGCTTATTCAGGGTAAATATTTAGCAACCAACAATACAAATGCTGAGGGCAGTGACGCAAACATGACAGCCTTTGATTATCAAAATGGCTTTAGAAATTCTACAAGTACAAGTTCATCAAAATATGCATGGATGTTCCGCAGAGCGCCGGGGTTCTTTGATGTTGTGGCTTATACTGGTCAGTCGGCTGAAATAGAAATCAGCCACAATCTTGGCGTGACTCCAGAGTTAATTATTCAAAAGTGTAGAACCCAAGGAAGCGGTTACAACTGGAACTCTTGGTACACGGGATTGACCAATAGCCAATACATCAACTTAAACACAACTGCCGCTGTAGCGTCATCAAGTAATCTTTGGGGAACGAATTCAACAGTAGCCACCGATTCAATTTTTAGGGTTGGGTCCGCAACCACTGGAGTGAATGGTGGGTCTTCAAATGACCATATTGCTTACCTATTCGCAACAGTCCCCGGAATATCAAAAGTTGGCACGTATACAGGATCAGGTTCCACTCAGACTATTGATTGCGGGTTTTCCAACGGTGCTAGATTTGTTTTGATTAAATGCACATCAGGTTCCGCAAATTGGTATCTTTGGGACAGTGAAAGAGGCATTACATCTGGCTTAGATAACTACATAATCGTAAATCAAACCGCCGCTCAGACTACAAATTCGCCAGTAGACGTCAATCCAGCATCAAGCGGGTTTGAAGTTTTTGGCAACGACAGTGACAGCAACCGAAACAACGAAACCTATCTCTTTTTAGCAATCGCATAGGAGAATCAACTATGTCGGAATATCGCATTAGATCAACGGGGGAGGTCAAATCTCAAGGCCAAATTCGTAGTATGCACCCTAATGTTTCACTGCCAAAAGTGTGGAACACAAATGTTAATGAGGCACTAGGTATTGATCCTGTACTAGCGTCACCTAAGCCTGACCCGTCTGGAGACTACAAGGTTGTTGTACGCAACGGTGTAGAGCAAGACGCTAACGGCAACTGGGTACACGCTTGGACAGAAAACGATATGTTCCAAGAATACACAGAGACTGACGAGAACGGTGTAGAAACGACTGTAACTGTACAGGATCAAAAGGACGCTAAGACTGCCGCTGACAATGCCGCTCTGGAGGCCACAGAACGCTCTACACGGGACGATCTCTTGAAGGCTACAGACCACTACGGGTTGTCTGATGTAACTATGACAGAGGCTATGACGGCCTACAGACAGGCGTTACGTGATGTACCACAGCAGACTGACTTCCCCGGAACTATCACATGGCCTACAAAGCCAGAGTAAACTATGGACCCTTTGTCTCTGGTAGCTATGGCGTCTACTGCGTTCAAGGGTGTAGAAGTTCTTGTATCTAGAGGGGCAGAGCTTGAACACGTAGCTAAGAAGCTAGGCCAGTGGTACGGCTTTGTTTCTGACCTACGAGAAGCAGAGAAAGAAGCAGAAAATCCACCGTTGTTTAAGAAGATGTTTGACGGTGACTCAGTTGAAGCTACGGCATTAAACGCTGTCATAGCTAAAAAGAAAGTACAAGAGCAAGAGAAGCAGATCAGAGAACTAATCATGTACGCCTATGGTAAAGAGACGTACAAAGAAATGATGCAAATGCGTCGGGACATCAGAGCTAAACGTGAGCAGTTGATCTACCGACAGAGACGAAGACAACGAAAAATGCTAGATGTATCAGCAATAGTTACGGGGTTACTTGTTTCTGCTGGGATTGTCTGGACTACCATTAGTATTATACAGGGGTTGAATAATGGATGAGTCTGCAAAACAAATAGTTGATGTCATGAGTGTTGGTACTATGCTAGGCACTCTTGGTGCAATACTACCACCTATATCTGCTTTGTTTACTATTATATGGGTAGCTATACGTATATGGGAAACAGACACAGTACAGAGCTTTAGGAACAAAGACTAACATGTGGACAGCACTTATTGGACCCATAGCTGGACTTGCTAAGAACTGGATTAACAACAGACACGAGCAGTCACAAGCTAAACACGTAGCTAAGATGGAAGTTATTAAGAACACTGCTACGTGGGAACAAGAGATGGCTGCTGCTAGTGCTACCTCGTGGAAAGACGAGTGGTTTACTGTGGTACTGTCGTTACCTCTGTTAGCTGTGTGTTACGGAGTTGCTATGGATGACTTGAGTATTATGCAACGTGTAGGTTTAGCTTTTGTTGAACTAGATAAGTTACCTGAGTACTACCAGTACTTGTTGTACGTAGCTGTGACTGCCAGCTTTGGCATACGTGGTGCTGACAAGCTGATGCAGCTAAAGGGTGGTAAGTAACAATGGCTAATGGATTTCAAGATGACAGTGGAATGACACCACCAGAGATAACGCCCCGTGACAGTTTTTTACAAGAAAATTTTTCTGCTCCAGATAGAGATCAATTAGCGCTTGCTAGAATACTAGAACAAATAGCCGCTGGCTTTAACCCTTATGGTCCCTCTGGAACAGCCAATCAAGAATTTAGAACAGTAAGAGCTTACCTCCAACAAATATATGGCCCACTCCCAGAGGGTGCTGTTGATTATGCGTCGGGCGACTTAAACGGTGATGGAACAAACGAAGTCTATGCCGTAGATGCTAACGGTAATCCACATACTGTTTATTCGTACGATGACAATAACGAAGTTGTAGCAACTAGCTACGAAGACTTTGCAACGGCCCCTAAAGATTTAGAAAAAATCAGAGAAATATTAAGTGGGGCTGGATATTCTGATGAAGTAATAGAAGAAATATTTAATGCAGAAGTAAATAACTCAAATTTTCAAGGTAACAACGTACTATCTAATATTTTATGTGATCTAGGATACCAAAACTGTAGCGATTTTTCAGTTAACCCTGTTAAAAGTACAGGACCAGCAGTAGGATCTGAGTGCACAGACGAAAACCAGCGTTCTGGTAAAATTAACGAAAACGGAGATTGCCAATTTACTGTTGGCGGCGGTTGCCTGAAAGGGTCTGTTCCGGGGACAACAGACGCTTCTGGGGAGTGTATACCTGACGACAGCGGTGGTGACGGAACTGGTGATTACTCAGAAGAAGAAAAAAGCATAGCAGGATCCATCAAAGATTGGGTTGAAGGTCAGATAGGCAAAGTCAAGGACATGACTGCTGAAGACGTACTAGAAGCTGTCTTTGGAAGCGGTGGTTATACCTGTGAATTAACAGGTGAAGGCGAAGAGCCTTGGGATTGCGCTGGAACAGACGGTACTGACGGAAACCAGTGCTGGAAAGACTGTGTAAGCGCTAGTGTTCTTGCCGGTATTCCCGGCTTGCCTATGCCTCCCGGCGCTGTAGACATTGGTACGGTTAGAGACTTAGAAAACACAGCAAACGACATAGGAACTACTATTGGAAACATTTTAGACCCAGACACAGATGACGAAGGTTTTATACAGCAAGTAAAAGATTGGGTTACTGGTAAAATTGACGGTATTTTTGGTAACACAGATGACGTAACACTTGAACAAATTACCGGATGGATTACAGGAAAGTTAGGTACTGTACTTGGTAGTTTAATACTAATTGAAACAGACGATGCAACAAACACAGTTACTACCAAAATTAATGAAATATTGGGTCTTCCCTTAACAGACGATTCAATAAACTGTGCAGAATACGGTAGACAGGGAGACACAGGAACACTAGGTGACGACGGCGAGGTAACCGGTTGTGGTCCGTGTAAGAGTACTCATCAAGAAGTAGACGGCAAGTGTGTAGAATGGAAAGATAATGGAGACACTGAGGAAGAGTGTGCAGAAAAAAACAAAGAGTACATTCCTAGTCCTGCTGCTGGAACTGACAGTAGATGTGGGGGTTGTTTAGACAGTGAAAACTATAAGTTAGACGAGGCTGGAAACTGTGTTCCTAGCCTTATTACATGTGAAGGCGATAAAGTTTTAGATTCTACTGGAACTGAGTGCGTTGATCCCGTAGACTGTATAAAAGGCAACGCCTGTAAAACAGAAGATAACAAAGATGGTAAATACGGAGATGACTGTGAGTGTATTCCTGACTTTGTAAACGACGGGCCTACCCCTGAACAATGTGAAGCTCTAGGTAGATACCACGTTGCCGCTGTTCCTAAACAAAGTAAACCTAGTGATTGTGGAGAGTGTACAAACGGGTCTCCTAATGAAGATTGTTCACTTACAGTAACCCCAGAACAAATCTGTGAGGAAAAAGGTTTAACTTACGATCCTAGTGACTTAAACGCAGACCCTGATGGTTGTGTTAGAGTAGGCCCAGAAGTAAACCCAGAACAAATCTGTGAGAACAAAGGTTTAACTTACGATCCTACCGCTCCTGAAGAAGACAGAGATGAAGACGATTGTGTTTCTACTATTATTATAGATTTAAAATGTAATGACCCTAACGCTAAAAACTACAATGAGTTAGGAGAATGTGGCGAATGTAAACCAGGGTTTAGAAAAGACCCAAACACGAATGAGTGTGAACCTGACGGACCAACTCTTGATTGTACAACCATAACTTCAGAAAACGCAGCCGGTTGTAAAAAGAAGGACTGTGGGGGCGGTGTCTTTGTAGACGAAGGGGAAGAATGTCCAACTATAGAAGATCCAGAATGTAAAACAATAGATGATACTAATGCAGTCAAATGTGGTTACAAAGAGTGCAATGGTGCTTACATTCCTGAAGAACAAGAATGTCCAACTATAGAAGATCCAGAATGTAAAACAATAGATGATACTAATGCAGTCAAATGTGGTTACAAAGAGTGCAATGGTGCTTACATTCCTGAAGAACAAGAATGTCCAACTATAGAAGATCCAGAATGTAAAACAATAGATGATACTAATGCAGTCAAATGTGGTTACAAAGAGTGCAATGGTGCTTACATTCCTGAAGAACAAGAATGTCCAACTACAGTTGACCCTTGTGATGAAACAGCCTATGCATTAGATAATCCTACTGAATGTGGTACTACTACTACTTACACCTGCCCAGACCCTAACGCTACTGTACAGCAAGGTGGTTTAACTCCGGGTGCTTGTGGCCCGTGTAAAACTGGGTACGTGTACGACGGTGCTGTAGAACGATGTGTACAGAGTACTACACCAGACCCTTGTTTAAGCGCAGACTACGCCGCAGCTAACCCAGAGCAGTGTGGAACGGGTGGTGATTGTGATGACTGTACTTGTGCTGAGTACGCCGCAGCTAACCCTGAAGAGTGTGCTACTGGTCCTGACACACCTAGCGGGGGCGGTGGTGGCGGCGGCGGTGGCGGTAGTACTGGGGGTTCCGGTATGTTTGACTTAGAGTCTTTTGAAATAGCCGGTGATCCACAGCTTCTCGCTAGAATGGAGTTTCCCATTGAAAACTTTTTACAACAATATATTGACGGACCTGATAATCAAGACATCAGCATAACCGGATTGTTTGAGGGCTTAGTATGACATATTTAAACATAGTAAACAACGTACTGAGGCGTTTACGTGAAGATACAGTAACTACTATAAGCGCCAACACGTACAGTGCTATGGTTGGTGACTTTATTAACGACGCAAAGCAACTCGTGGAGAACGCTTGGGATTGGTCTAATCTTAGGTCTACCCTCACGATTACTACGGCTGCTGATGACTACACGTACTCACTGACGGGCTACCAAGACCAAGGTAAAGTACTCAGTGTTATTAACGACACGTCTAACATTGTCATGGAGTACCGTCCTCAGACTTGGTTTGACGATAAGTACTTAATTAACACACCTGCTTCTGGTTCTCCTCAGTACTACACCTTTAGCGGCATAGACGGTTCTGGTGACGCACAGATTGATGTGTACCCTAAGCCTGACGGTGTGTACTCTATCAAGGTCAAAAGCGTCATTAGAAACGTAGCGTTAAGTGCTGACAGTGACACACTGGCTATTCCTAATCAGCCTGTGATACACATGGCAGTAGCTCTGTTAGCTCGTGAACGTGGTGAAACAGGCGGTACGTCTACACCAGAGTACTTTGCTCTTGCTGACAAGTATTTGTCTGATGCTATTGCTCTGGACGCACAGAAGCACCCTGAAGAAACCATCTGGTACACACCCTAGGAGTCCGTATGGCACAGCCACTACAAAGTATTAACTTAGTTGCTCCTGCGTTCCAAGGGATCAACACAGAAGATTCTCCGCTTGCACAGGATACTTCTTTTGCTGAAGTTGCCGACAACGCAATTATTGACAGGCGTGGACGATTGGCGTCACGTAAGGGTAATGCTGTTGTTACTACAAACAAGACTGTGCTAGGAACAGACTACCTGCACAACATACACGAGTTCTACGACAGCGCCGGTAACGAAGTAATCTTCAGTACTGGTAACAACAAGATTATAACAGGCACAACTACACTGGTTGACGCTACGCCGGGGTCATATACGATCAGTGCTAACGATTGGAAGATAGTTAACTTTAACGACAAAGCGTACTTTTTCCAACGTGGTTACGATCCTTTGGTATACGACAACGCTAACGGATTACGGACGTTTACAACAGTAAACAGTAGTTCAACAAACGCCACGTTTAAAGCACACGAAGCTATTGCGGCATTTGGTAGGTTGTTTATTGTTGGTAACGCAACTGATTACAACACTATTTACTGGTCTGATTTACTAGATGGCACTAAGTTTACTGGTGGATCTAGCGGATCTATTGACGTATCTAAGGTGTGGCCTAACGGGTTTGATAAGGTAGTAGCTCTAGCGGCACACAACGGTTTTCTAGTTGTCTTTGGTGAAAACAACACAATAGTCTACGGTGGTGCAGACAGCCCTGCGTCTATGACGTTGCAGGACACTATTCCGGGTGTCGGCTGTGTAGACAGAAAGAGTGTACAAAACATAGGAACAGACTTGTTGTTTCTAACACAGACAGGACTAAGGAGCTTGGGACGGGCTGTTCAAGAGAAGTCCTTGCCTATTACTGATCTGAGCAGAAACATCAAGCAGGAACTGATTGCTAACGTACTGGCTAAAACAACGCCTGTTAGCACAGTGTACAGTCCTGAAAACTACTTCTATCTTTTGTGCTTTCCTGACCTAAACCTCGTGTACTGCTTTGATGTACGAGGCACACTGGAGAACGGTGCGTACAGGGTAACACGGTGGCCTAGTGTGGACTTTAAGTCTTTCCACAGGGACAGAAACGGTGATGTATACATAGGCACTACGGCTGGCCTAGGAAAATATGACAACTACTTTGACAACGGTAGCATCTATAGATTTAGGTACTTTAGTCCCGGCTTGAGCTTTGGTGATCCATCTAAGATTAAGATGCTAAAGAAGATTAGACCTACGATCATTGGTGGTAACAACGCAGACATCTTTCTCAAGTGGTCTTACGACTTTGAGACAGCAACTAACACTAGCACTTTTAGAACTAGTAGTGCTACTCCCGGTTTCTTTGGGCAGTCTGAATACAACGTAGCTGAGTACTCTGAAGAAGGAACAGTTATTAGTCGTTCTTCTATTAACACAACAGGCTACGGCTCAGTAATCAGCGTTGGTCTTGAGACAGACATCAACGGATACGCACTGTCCTTACAGGAAATGAATGTACTAGCACTAATAGGTAAAACGCTATGATGATGATTTTTAATAAAAACAGAGGTACTTACTAATGGGTATTTTAGGTGATCTTTTAGGGAGTGTGTCTGAAGACCTCTATAAAAACATTCCTTCAGAAGTTAAGCAAATTTATACAACCCCGCTTACTCAGATAACTGCTCCTGACATAAGTTTCCAACCGTTTACTGTAACTGGTCCGTCAGGAACAACAAAGGCTGATGTAGATGGAACGACGTATTCTCTAGGAGAAAGAGGTCAAGCACTACAGAGTGCATTAGAATCTCAGGCACTCTCTAGGTTTACTGGGCCTAATGTTGGTGCTG